ATAACATTGATAGTCTTTACAAAAATGTAAAAGAACGAAATGAAAAATTAGAAGAAGAAGAAAAAACCTTACTAAAAAATAGGACACAGCTTACCAAAGAACAAAATAATCTTGAGAAGCAGTCTGGAACCATTGCAACCATACCTACAACAAACGTTACATCTCCTGATGAACCACCTTTAAAAGATGAAGCAAAACTATTTACATCTGGAACTACAGAATCAGAAGGATATTCTGATCCTACAAATTCAGCTCCAAATGTAAAACGTTCAAGAGAGTTTTTGAATAATGCAAAAACATTTAAGAACAGAGGTAAGATGAAAGCTATTCTTGTCACTCCTAATCAAGAAGATTCATTAGGATTAACAGGCTTGGCAAAATTGTCTTATGGTGAAAAGGATATGTCTGATTCTACAAATGTAGAAATTGGTTTTGTTGCACAAGTTTTTGTTATACAAGAAAGAGGTAAGAATTATTTTGTAGACAAGAATGGTAATAAGTTAACAGAAGTTGGAAAGCAAGTAGATTTGAATGAGGTGATCTTTCAAACAATGCCTACAACAAAGTTATACAACAGTAAAGGTAACCCACGATTTAGATCTAACCAAGCTGCTGAAGCTAAAATTAAATCTAAAGCCTGGTCTATATATAGAGAACAATTATTCAATGCTCCTGCAGGATCGTTCCCTATTTTTGATTTTCAAATATCTAGAGGTATTCCAATTGAGATTGCTGTAGGTGGTGTTAAGGAAACAAATCAAGTTGGAGAAGTATTGGTTCCAGAAATAAAAATTTCTACACAACAAGGATTAATTACAATTCCTACCACAGGATCTGTTTCTCATAATGGAGAAGCGTTGAAGTTTCCTAATGGGATTCCTGTATTACAATATGGTGATACAGTTCAGTTCTTGAACAATAGAAAGTTTAATGATAGAGAAGCTAATGGTGTTTTCCAAGTTATAAAAAATCTTGCAGAGGATGTAGTAGACCAATCTAATAATAAAAAGACTATTAAGTTCAATGCTGGATATGCTGCATTCTTACAAAATGTTTTGTATTGGAGAGCTGGTGAAATAACTTCTGATAATCAAATAAGAATTAATGTTGATACAATGTCTTTCCAATTAGGAAAAAAAGAATTTGCATTAACAGAGATTGCAGGTAATGAAAAAGAAATAGTAGCTGCATTAAAAGAAACATTTAATAATGTTAACAATAATAGTCTTACAGAAAAAAACTTTAACAAACCATTTGTAGAATACTACATTAATCAAAATGGAGAGTTTACAACAAGTGAATGGGACAACTATCAAACTTACTTGCTATCAAGCACTTATCCTAGTGGAGGAAAAAGACCTGCAGGTGATACACCATTAACAACATCTGTTGCTAAACCCACTGCAGAAGTTCCTTATTCTTTCCAAGCAAAATATGCTACACTACAAGGATTAGAGTTACCTGTTCAATCAGTTGTTGCTGAAGAAGCTCCTGCTGCTGAAGAAACAGAAGATGATGTAATTGGAGGATACAAACTTAATAACGAAGTAGTTAATACATATCCTCTTCAGAATGGTGATGTAGATTTTAAAGGAAGTATAGATGCTGATGGTAATGTATCTGTTACAGTTTTAGATAATGAAACAATAAAAACTATTGCTGATAATAAGAAATTAGTTAATGAAGCAATTGTTCCTGCATTAAAGGCTGCAAATAGATTTAATGCTACAGCAGATGATGCACAATTAGTTCTTGATTATGTTGCATTAAGAATCTCTGCAGATTTACAAACGCAGAAAGATGCTGTTAAACAAGAAGCTCCTAAAGCTGAAGAGGGAGTACAACCAATTGCTCCACCAGAAGTTGTAGCTCAACAAGAATTGGAAGCTAAGAAAGCTGAGATAGAACAAAGAAGACAAGAAGAATTAACTTTTATAGATACTAGTGGAAATAAAAAAAGTATTTATGATAGTATTGATACACTTAAAAAAGGTATAAAACAAAAAGAAATTGAATTTGAACAAGAAAAGTTAAAACCAGCAGTAGACGACTTAGGTGCAATTACAACTAATGGTACTACTACTCTTGCTAAAATGGGAAATGCAATTTCAAATTTAAAAAAGATTTTAAAATCAGAAATTGATAAAGCAGATAAAATCAACGCTAAATATGATGCTGAGCTTGCTGCTTTAGAAGGAACTAAACCTACAACTTCTACTACAGGTATAGAGAAGAGAATTAATGATACTATATCAGCAGTGTTTGGATCTGAATCTTTATTTGATTTTAGTGAGAACCAACCAGGTACAGTTGTTGAAGGTGAATTCATTCCTGATAATTTAGGGTCTCAGATATTTGAGGCTATGAATAAAACTCTTAGAGGAGAAGTAGTACCAACAAATAAAGCAGAAGCTGCAAAATTATTTAAAGAATATGCTAAAGTTGTACATCCAGATATGAATGTACAATCTCCTGAAGCTCAGATTATAGCAGAAGGATTTTTTAAAGCAATGCAAACAGCTAAAGAAAAAGGAAGAGTTGATATATTAAATGAATTAAAACGTAAGTTTGATGAAGAGTTAACTGCTTTAGAAAGTGGTAAGACTCCAGAAAAACCTTACAATCCAAAAAATACTACAGGTCCAAGTACAAACTTTAGAAAGGTTGGAGTTGCTGATAGCAAAGAAAGAATATCTGATGCAGAACTTCAATTGTTTAAACAATGGCATGCTGAAAATCTTCCTAATATTCCTTACGAAGTTTTAGAAAATCTTATCACTGATGTTAATGGAGAAAAGAACTGGGGTGTATTTGAAGAAGGTGTAGCTAAATTTTTCAAAGGTGGATTAAGAGGCACAGAGTATCACGAAATAGGTGAAGCTATTTGGAAAGGTATGTTATCTCCTGAAGAAAGACAAGCTATTCTTGATGATGAAAGATTGAAAGCTGGAACATTTGTAGATAGAGAATCTGGAAAAACTTATTCATACGATGATCCTAAAGTAAGTGATCAGATATTGAAAGAAAGAATTATGGATGACTTCTCTGATTATAGACTTGGAAAACTTCCAGCTAGATCATTGGGAGAAAGAGTTCGTAGATTCTTTAAATCAATTATGGATTTCTTTAAATCATTTGTTGCTAAACCTTCATTGAAAGAAGATTTGTTCAAAGCAATTGATACAGGTAAATTCAAAGAAAGAACATTGCGTGAGTCTGTTAAGAATGAAGCAGCTGAATATAGAGCTGTTGCAGGATTAACAGAACAACAAACACATGAGTTTGTTCAGGATATGACAGCTCGTGCTGCTGGTATATTGTATAGTGAGTCAAAGAAAAACTTATTGTTCTCACCTGATGCAATAACTAGTGGTGAGATGTTTGGTAAGATTGAACAAATGTATACTGCTGAAGGTAAGATGGAAGAGCTTGGTGCTAAAGCATGGGCTGAGTTAAAACAAAAAACCAAAGAGACTCTTCGTACATTAGGTATTAACTTCAACAACGATGATGTTGTATCTATTAATGATGAGAATGCAAACAAGAATGACTATGCTCCAGAACCTTTTTCAACAGATTGGAAAAAGAATTCAACAGGTGCAATAAAATTCTCATTGGCAACATTGTTAGAAACCTCAGCTAATAATCAAGAGAACAGTTTACAACTTGAACTTCCTCAAGCTAAAGAGTCATCAATAAGAGGATACAGATTATTAAACTTTAGTAGAGCATTTGCTACAGTGTTGGATAAGTTAGCTAACACAACAAGTGTGTCTACAGCAATGGACAAGTTATTGAACCTTGCTAATTATGATTCTAATTATGTTAGACTATGGAGTCGTGTTGGTGGTTCAAAAAATAAAACTGTTCCTTTTGAAACTTTTGATAATACTGATTGGAGATACTTCATTCAGTTTATGCAAACATTTACAAAACAAAAACCTGATGCTTTAGTACAATATAAATCAGGTAGTGAAGTGTATACTGCTCCTGCAAATCTATATACAGCAATTAAAGAAACACAACGATCTTGGGTTGAGAATATTAAAACTATTGCTCAAGGATCTGATACATTAATCAATTACGATAAAGCTTCAAAGAACTATAAAATAGATATTAAAAAAATAAAAGAGTTTCCAATAAAAACTCCACAGAACATGGTAGAGTTTCTATCTAACATGGGTGTAGAGTTTTCATTAGATGTATACAATTCTCTTAAGACAAATGAGAGAAATAGATTTGCAAAAGCTGTAAGTGCTATTTATACATATCTTGGAGAGAACAATGATATAATGACTGTTACTAATAAAACTCTTGGTATTAATAGTCAACTTTCTACATTAGCTGAATTACTTAATAAGGTTACTAATCCTAATCAAGATTCAACTTACTTTGGTGTAGAAGGACAACGCATGGGTTCTTTCTCTGAGAACAATGCTCCTTCTGTATTTGAAAATGAATTCAATGAAGCTGATACATTAGATGAACTTTTAGAAAAGAGACCAGAACTTAATGATGTATTCTCTGCAAACAGTCAATTGCTTAAGAAAGGTGGATTGTTCTTTGATAAAGAAGGAAACAGAATTAAATCCATGAAAGTTAAATACATTCAAGGAACAAAGAACTTAGATAACAATAAAGGATTTACATCTAGTAAATTAGGTATTGGAGAAAGATTCACTCAAGAGATAAACCAAAACTTAAATGGAGATTATTATGTATTAATTCCTGCTGATGGTTCTACAGAGTGGATGATGGAACTTGGTAATCCAATTTTGTTTTCTGACATTGATGCAAACAGAGCATGGAGCAAGATAAACAAAGTGTTCAAAGGATACTTAATGGATGATGTTGCTCTTGCACTTGATGCTGATAACAGAAAACAATTAAAAAATGTTGGTAGCAAAGCAAAAGAACTTCGTTTCTTCAAAGACATTCTTGCACAAGAAGATCTTGAAGCAATCAATGAAATGATTAATGATGATGCTACACAAGAACAAATTGAAGAATACATAAATGAAAACATTGGAAGAATCAACGACTATATCAAAGCTTACATTGATTCAACAATAACAGAAACAAGAAAAACATTAGTTGACAATAATCAAATTGTTCAATTTGGAGAGGATACATTTTCTTATGTAGGACTAGATGATGAGTTTATGAAGTCTGAAAAATTAAATAAATTTAATCTTTCTGATGAATCTATTAATAAAATACTAACGTTTGCTAATGTTAATTACATTATTAATAATATTGAATACCATAAAGTTTTATTTGGTGATCCATTCCAGTTTGCTATAAAGAATGGACAGTTGGATGAAACCAAACGTGTTAAATCATTCTTGTCTCCAAGAAGAACAACTTTTGATACTCCAGAGTATAATACTTTCTTGAATCAAGAAATGAATACTGTAAATGGAATTCAATTGAATCCAGGCGATCCAGGATATCATCAATACAAAGCATATACTAATACACTCACTGCTAAAGATGTAACTATTGCAGGAAGCTTATCTAATATAATTGGTGCATATGCTAAGACTAATGAGGCTGATGCTATGTCATGGTTGATGGATAATACATACAAAGAGATTAAGATGAAGAATGGTCAATGGTCTGATGAAGCTGAAGCTTGGCATCAGTGGCAAATGGCTTGGACACGTCAAAATCTTCCTGGATATAAATACTCTTCTACAGAGTTAGAAAGCAACGATAAAGAACTTACATCTAAAGAAGCTCCTAAACATACAATTGAAGTGTTAAAACCTATTGTATCTGGTAATAAATTTAATAAAGATCAGTTTGATCTTGTTCTTGATAAGTTCTCTCAGATGCCTATCTACTATAGTATGGTGAAAGATACTAACTTGGAGAAACTTTATGTACAGATGATGAATCAAGGATATGGATACGCTATTGTTGAATCAGGTAGAAAAGTTGGAGCAGAAAAGTTACACAGTCTTTACAACACTGATGGTTCTTTCAACGAAGAAGTTTTCAATAACACTATTCAAGTACCTTGGAAAGCTTATGGTATTCAAGTAGAAACTACTACAGAAGGTGAGAAAACTCAAACAAGAGGTTCACAGCTTACTAAACTTTCTAGTATAGATTTATTTGACAATGGTGTAGCTACTAGCGAAGCTGCTAGAAAAGAATACATACGTAATACAAGCATCCTTAATGATCTTCACGAGAATGCCTACAATACACTTCTTACTAGATTAGGTGTTGTAGATCTTGATAATGGATTTGCATTAGAGGATGGTACTGCCATTTCAGAAACTTTGATGTATGAAATGATGCGAAGAGAACTTTCTGATAACGCAAAAGATACTATTCAACTTGATGAGAATAATGAATTTAGAATTCCATTTGAAGCATCTCCTTCTTATTCACAGATAAGAAGTATCCTCTACTCAATGGTTAACAAATCATTGATCTCTCCTACAATGAATGGAGGTGCACACGTACAAGTACCTACTACAATGTTTGAATCATTAGGAGAGAATAGAAGTCTTGCTATTAAGACTGCAGAAGGATGGAAGAAAATATCTAAAGATGAATATGAGAAACTTTCTGACGATGAGAAAAAATCTGTTCTATTAACAGATGATAGCCTTAAGTTCTATAGTAAAGAAAACCCTTACTGTGAAGTTATGCTTCCTCATTGGTTCAAAGAAAAATTTGCTGGTAAGTTCAAAACTGATAAAGAGTTATTGAAATACTTAAACAATACACAAGAAGGTAGATCTATTCTTACAGGTATAGGGTTTCGTATTCCTACACAAGCTATGTCTTCTATTGAAGTATTTAAAGTGAAAGGATTCCTTCCACAATATATGGGAGCTACAGTAGTTGTTCCTTCAGAGATTACTACTAAAGCAGGATCTGACTTTGATATTGATAAGTTGAACATGTACCTTAAATCTGTATATGCAGATAGAACAGGAGCAATTAAACTAGTTAAGTATCAAGGATCTGAAGAAGCTACAAAAGAGTTCTTTGGTAAAGTGTTCGATGATACATTGGCTGTTAAGCAAATGAAAAAGGCTGAACTAATTGAAGCTGTAGATATTCTTGTTCAAGGTTTAGAAGATCCAAAAGGTCTTGTAAATAAATATGGTGATTATATAAAATCAGTTCAAGACGAGTATGATAACCCATATGATTTTCGTAGTATAGTTGAGAAGAAACTTAGTAAACTTACAGACAGTAATTTACAAAGTGAACTTCGCAATGACTATGTAAATGACATGTATAAAAAATCTCTTGAGAATGAATACTATGATTCTCTTGAGAAACTCATGACTCTTCCAGAAAACTTTACTAGGTTGATTTCTCCTGTTAATGATGCAGGATTAAAAGATCTTGCTGATAGATTAAACAATCTAAGAGGATATGATGAAACAGGAATTAAGAATAGAATTCTTGATAGAAACTACATGACCAAACTTAGAAATGCATTTGTTACAGCTAAAAAATGGGTGGGTATTGCAGCAGTTAATATTACTAATTTGTCATTGAAACAAAAAAGTAAAATTTATATTAACCCTGAAAGATTTGAAAACATTGATGAGTATGATAGAATCTTATTAGGTGATGGAAAGATTGTTCTTAAACACAATACAGTAGATATTAATGGTAGAAAATATATTTCTTTATCAGGAACTAAAGTAAAAGATAGTGAAGAATTAATTTCAAATAGACTTTCTGGATATGCTACATCATTTGTGGACGTTGCAAAAGATCCATACATCCTTGATATTATACAGAGTGATCTTGTTATTGGAACATTTATGTTCTTAGAAAATGTTGGTGCTGGTGAACAAGCTGCATTATTCTTAAATCAACCAATCATCTCTGAGTACTTGAAGATGTTAGATGGTAAAGGTTCTAAAAATTTATTCAAAACAGATGACATACTTACAATTAAATCAAAATTTGTTGCTGCACAAAGTCAAATAGATAATGCTCAAATTGATGTTGAAATGCTTGGTGGAAACATTTATAGTTTTTATGAAAAAGGTTATTTCAAATCATCTGATGACAATGCTGTACAACATGTTGTTCTTGATGAGTTCTTGAAATACGCTAAGATGGCACAGTATGCATTTAAGTTTACACAAGCCACAAACTATGATACAACAAGATTTGGTAGTGGTGATGAGCTGATGAGAAAACAATTGAGAACAGATATTGCTCGTGGAAAAAGTATCATTAGTTCAGTGGATGACGTATTAAATAATACATTCATAGGGAAACAAGAAAGATTTCTTTCTAAGTCTACTCAAGCTATGGGAGCAATCTTGAAGTTAGAACAAGATAGTCTTAGATTAATCACTGATGATGTGTTACGTTCATTTGCAGAAAATGAATACATGAGCGCAGATGACTTTAATAAAATATCTAATAAAGTTAAGAGTGCGTTCTTAGATTATATCATTCAAACTAAAACTGGAATCAGTGATAGAGTAAAAGAATTGTTAGTTGATAATGCTACAGCTGTAGTTAATAGATTAGAACAAGCTAAGAGAGACTATCCTAATCTTAAAATACTAAACGATCTTTCAATTGTTACATCTGATAGAGTGGATGGTGCAAAAAGTATCAAACTTAAAGTCAACCTCAAAGATGCTTATGATGAGAATCTTTACACAGGGATGATGAGAGAGTTAAGAGATTACAATGATGAGTTGAATACTTTGTATAAAGATATTATTGCTGTAGCAATACTACAAGGGTCTTATCAATCAGCCATCTCAATAAAAAACATTCTTCCTATTGAAGACTATAGTGCACTTGTAACTCCTGTTGTTGAAGCAATTGTTGCTGATGAAAACTTACAAGCATTTGCAAAAGGAATGTTCCAAAGAAATAACTTCAGCGATGATACTATTGTACCATCTGTTGCTCCTAAATTCTTTGAAGCATCAGACATACCAACTGTACAAGTTGATTCTCTTGGAAACCACTATGCTGATGTATACATGTACTATTCTCCAAACTTTCCAAATATAAAAGGGTTAGGAATTAAATCTTCAGAAAGAAAAGTGCTTCTTCTTAGTAAGAAATATAACTCTTTTTATTTGAAAAATGATTTTGTTAAAGTTCCTAGAGTTGTAGTAGACAGATTTACAGGAGATAGTATTGATATGAAGACTGGTCTTACTATTACAAAAATGGATTATGCATTAATGAAGTTGAAAGGAGATCCATCATTAAAAGATGTTTATGGATATGCTAAAGTTAAACTTCCTAATGGAGAACCTTTAATTGCTCCTAATGAAAAAGTTGGAGATCAATATGTATATAAATTAATAAATTTATATGGAGATGGAAACAGAGCTACAGAAAACTATGAAGACTTTAAACCATCTGTAATTGATAATGGAACTGTTAAGATAGTTAATGAAATTCCGGATGCTGATTTGATCGAATTCTATGGAGGAAAAGTTGAAGCAAAAGATGTATCTTTACAAGCAGAAACACCTGTGGAAGTTGTAAATGAACAAGTGATACCAGGGGAACAGTTAGATCTATTTGAACAAGAAGATGAATCTTGGGAAGATGAAGATAACAATGATACGTGCAATCCTTTTTAATAAATAACCATGAGTTGTAACGACAAAAAAAAGTTTAGAACTTCAGAAGCATCAACAAAAGCATCCTTAAGAACTAAGGATGTTATTGATAAATTTTTAAATATTCTTGATTACAATAAGTTTAACAACTTAAATAATCAATGGAGTAAAGATGCTAAGGAACGTTTTGATATTAAAGGTAAACTTTTCTCAGAGGAGGATGGTAAAGCTATTCCAAATAAAGAGGCATTCAAACAAATTGATAATGCTAAAGGGGTATTTTATCAGCTAGAAGGTGAGACAGAAAGTTCTAAAGCTTCTCCTAAAACCATTGCTATCGTAAATAATTTCCTAAAACGTATTGGTGTAAATGTTAATTCTGTAAAACAAATTGTTGTCAATGGAGTTAAACTTGATGCTAATGCTGTTGCAAACATTACACAGAAATTAGTTCAAGTGGTAGAAGGAAAAGAAGCTGGAGCCCTTCCTGAAGAAGCTATGCACTTTGCTGTTGAGATTATCAAACAAACTGATCCAAAGTTATATCAACAACTTCTCAAAGAGATTAATAATTACGCAATACTTAAACAAGTGTTTGCTGATTATTCTACAGATAAAAATTATCAAACCAAAGATGGCAAACCTGATGTTTTAAAACTTAAGGAAGAGGCTATTGGTAAACTATTAGCTGAAGTTATTATTCAAAAAGTTGAAGGAACTACAGAGAATCCTGAGCTATTAGCTAAGGCACAAACATTATGGCAGAAGATATTGGATTCACTTAAAGGATTATTCATCAAGAGTGGGTTTGATACAGCAGCCATGAAGATCTTATCTGGAGAAGATATAGGAACAGTTGAGGATATTAGAGCTGAAGAAAATACAGTGTTTCTACAAAAGTCAAAACAAGAACAAGTTTATGACTCCATCAAAGAACTTGGTTCTAAGATAGAAAAGAAAGATGAAGGATATTATATTGATGGTAAAAAAATTAGCAGAAGGGTAAGTGACCTTGTTGCTGATTGGTATGAAAGAAGATTTAAAAGCAATGACCTTACTAAGAGTGAATTCCAAACAGCTGTAGATGATCTTAAGGCTGAGAAAGGAACTGCAGGACATGCTGATATTGAATATGCATTTAGTTTGTTTGTAGATGAGAATGGGTTACTTAGAGATACTCCATTAGATGATTCTGGATACACATCCCAACTAGATCCTTTCAATAGAGATATGTATGAACTTCTTAGAGATAACTTAAAAGAACGTCTTAACTCTTTTCCAAAAGAGAATGGTGGAACTAGATTCATGTCTGAGCAAATCATATATGATGCTAAAAGAGACATCGCTGGTACAGTGGATTTCTTGGCAATTACTCCTGAAGGTAAGGTGAGTATTCTTGATTGGAAATTTATGGATCTTAACGTAGATAAGTATTCAGATATTCCATGGTACAAAGTGAATGCTTGGAATACACAAATGGATAATTACAAATACATTATTAGTAAAACATATAATGTTAAGAATGAAAACTTTGATCAGACAAGGATGATTCCTATCAAGGCTTTTTATTCTCAAGCTAATCCTAAGACTGGTGTTCTTCCTAAACTATTGAGTGTAAGTATTGGAGATGTTAATGTTAAAAACATCACTGATGATTATTTGATTCCTGTTGGACTTCAAGCTGAGAAAACAGGAAACAAAAAGATTGATGCATTATTGGAAAAACTTAATGCCATCTATAAAAAACTTTCTGAACAGAAAGCCCTTCCATCAGAAAAACTAAATAAAGCTGAACAGTTAAATGCTTTGTTCTATGCAATTAGACAATTGCAAATGAAACAGAACGTTGCTCCATTAGTAAATCAAGCAAGGATATTAAATAAACAAATACAAGGTATTCTTGATACCTATACAAATAAATTTGAAGGAAAGGATGCTACAACATTTTCTGCAGACGAGATTGAAAACTTTGCAGAAACTATTGAGACAGCAAGAGAATCTTTACAAACTTATATAAATTTAGATACAGAATTACGTTTCTTATTTGCAGGTGAACTTTCTAATGAAGACAAAGAATTAAGAGAATTGTTAAAAGATGCTGTAGATAATGCAAGAAACTATGAGGATCTGTTAAAAGAAATGGACATTGAATTCACTAATGATATTATTGGTGGTAGTGAAAATGTAAAAGGTCTTTCTTCTCCTGAGAAGATTGTTAGAGGTATTACAAAATTCTTTGGTAATACAGCAACTATTCAATTAAAAGGATTAGAAACATTATTCAAGAAAGCTAACAAAGCATTTGCTTTTGCTGGAATGGACACGCTTACAGAAGCTAAGAAACTAGAGAACATTAGAACAGCATATCAAAAGTGGGCTACTTCAAGAGGATTTACAGCTAAAACTATGTTTGACATAATTAAGAAGAAAGATAAGAATGAACTTGTTGATGAGTTTGATCCTACTTTCTATTCTACATTAAAACAAAAGATACAAGACAAAGACTTTGCTTGGATTAGAGACAACGTAGATCAAGAAGAATATAAAAAATTCTTAGATGATAAAATACTAGAAGAGTACAGACGCATTGATGAAAAAGCTAGAATTGGAACAGATGAACAGAATGAAGCTGAAATAAATAGAGAGAAATCTAAAGTTAGAGATCTTTATAATATTTCTACAGCAGATGCTGTAGGATGGTTATTGTATGATAACATAAACAAATTTCCTAAAAGAGAAACTTGGGAATCTAAGGAATGGAAAGAATTACATAAACCAGAAAATAAACCAGCTCTTGATTTCTACAACTACATCAAAGAAAGAAATGAATACTATAAATCTATAGGATACATTAATGCAAAACAAGCAAGAACCTTTTTACCATGGGTGAGAAAAGGACTTTCTGAAAAATTAATATTTGGAGGAAAGATTACTGTAGGAGAACAGTTTCTTAGATCTATCTCTGTAGATGACTCTGAAGTTGGATATGGTAAGATTGATCCACTTACAGGTAAACCTGTGGATACTATTCCTATTTATTTTACAAAAGCATTTGATGCAGATTATTCAACTGACTTGTTTAAAACAATGTCTATGTATAATGAGATGGCTATTAAGTTTAAATATCTTTCAGATATTGAAGCACAAGGTAGAGCTCTTATCAGACTTGAGAAAAATAAAAAAGCAATTGCAACATCTATGTTTGGTAAAACTGAATATAAAGATGGTGTGTTACAATATAATCCTGACAACAGTGAGAACTCTAAACTGATTGAAGATATGGTGAAAGCCATCATCTATCAACAAAGATATATAGAAAGTGAATCATTTGATCAATTACTTGGAAAGCTTGGAAACTTTGGTGGTAAATTAAATGATAAGTTAGGATATAAAATCTTTCCAGATAACTTAGATGGCAGACAACTTAGTGTGAATAAATTGATTACACAGATGAATAATACATTTCAAGTAAATGCATTAGGATTAAATGTGTTATCATCTATGTCCAACTTATTTGGTGGTAAAACACAAGCATTAATTAACTCTGGAAAATACTTTACAAAAACTGATTTTGTATCTACAGAGATGTGGCTTCTTGCAAACAAGATGGGTGGAGAAGATAAACGTAAAATGATTGCTGCTCTTGATTACTTTATTCCTTTTACAGAAAATTATAATAGAGACGTTGCTAAAAACATGTCTTTAACTAAGTTAGATGGACAAGCTATACAAGACTTCTTGATGATCATGATGAGAGAAAGTGATAGAGCTGTTCAAACTACAGGCTTCTTTGCATACCTAAGAAACTCAATTGTACAGGATGGACAAGTTGTAAATACTAGAGAGTATTTAAAATCTACTCCTGAGTATGTAAACTTCTATGAAGGAACTGCAGAAGAGAGAAAAGCTAGAGCTGAGAAGTTTGAAAAAGATGTGAAAGATCTTAATGAGACACAAGGTGTTTTAAAATTAGGAACAATTGTTGATGGTGAGTTTATTATTCCTGGAGTTGATAGAAAATCACAAAGTGTAATTGAACTTAGAAGAAAAGTGCAACAATTCACAAGTGATGCACTGGGATCTTTAACAGAAGAAAACAAACGTTTGATTAACCTTACAGTTTATGGAAACTCTTTTATGATTTTCAAAAACTGGATTCCTAGACTTGTTGATGTTAGAGTTGGTAACTTGAAATACAATGCTGCTTCTGATGCATATGAATGGGGAAGAAGTAGAATGATTACTAAAATCATAACAGATGATCTTTTAAAATCAATTGGTAGATTAAATAATGCTTTAGTAGGAAATGATAAAGGCATTGAGTATATGAGAGAGTTGTATGAGAAAAAGAAATCTGACTACGAAGCTGATACAGGTAAAGAATTGAACATGACAGAAGATGAATTTATCGATCTTGTTAGACAAAATATAAAGAATCAAATTCTTGATGTATTATTCTATGCAGCATTGTGGGCAACGTTCTTATTATTGAAAGCTGCTGTTCCAGATGATGATGAAAGTGACATTGTTAAAAATCAACACAAATTTGCTCTTAAAGCTGTAGATAAATTTAAAGATGAGATTGGATATTTCTATGATCCAACTAGTCTTACAAAACTTGTAAGTGGTGGGATATTTCCATCAGTAGGATTACTTGATAACTATAAAAAAGCATTGTTTAATTTCTTAAAAGAAAATTATGCATTGGCTATAGGTGATGAAGAGATGGCTGAGAAAAACAATGTAATTAAATATTGGATGAGATCATTTCCTGTAACATCACAAGCAGCAGGATTGCTTCCTATGTTTTATCCAAATCTTGCAAAAGATCTTGGAATTAAGATGCAGTCACAATATGGTATGCGATAGCTATATTATAGCATTTATTTTACACTAAAAAGTAAATAAATACATATAAATTATTACATTTGCTTACTATGAAATAATCGTTTTTATCAAGGGAGAGAGTGGAAAATTAGTTACAAACTATAACATCATTCTTAAATGAGAACATTTCTTTTACAATTACTAGCAGCCTTACTTTTATTTTTTGCGCCAATTCAACAGTTAGTTATGGTCGTAGGTATAGCAATCATGCTAGACACATTCACAGGTATTTATAAATCAGTTAAATTGAATGGATGGAGATCCATTCGTAGTAGAAAGTTGTCAAATATAATAAGCAAACTGGTTCTTTATGAGGTGTCAATCATTCTCCTCTATCCAATTGATAAATTTTTATTGAACGAACTGTTGCTGAACATTGTTTCAGTTCAATTCTTTTCTACAAAAGTAGCATGTGTTCTTCTTATTCTAGTAGAGCTTACATCAATTAAAGAGAATGTAGAAGCTGCTCTTAAGATTAATATCTGGCAGATTTTAAAAAGAACAATCAACAGAGCAAAAGAAATCTCCCATGATGTAGATGACATAGCCAATCCTAAATAATATATTATGGATAGTCTAGAAGGATTTATTCCAAAATTTTTAAAAGGAGGATGGATTGTTACGTTAATTGGTGCTGCAGGAATGATAGCAAGACTGGCTGTATCTGAAGAAGAGAATGCCATGAATACAATAATCAAGAACATATCTGCTGCAATGATTGCATCTAGCATCTCTTGGTTCATATTAGAACAGTTCGAAATTAATTCAATGATTAAAGCAGTGACATATGGACTTGTTGGATTAAACTCACCAGAACTATTAAAAGGTATAACAAAAATATCTGGTGCGTTCTCTGAAGATCCTGCAAAGTTTATAGCCAATGCTAAGAAAGGTAAAGTTACATCAACTAAAAAACCTGTAAGAAAAAAACCTATAAAGTAATGAATAAGAATACTTCATTAATAGCACTAACCCTAATTATGTTATCAGTTGCAATCTATGGTAAATGGATTGAAGTGAAGATATCAGAAAACGCACGAGCTATCATAGAAGATAGATTAAAACCTCAACCATGGCTATCAAGAGCTTTTGATTACTATGGTACACCAATAGAAGCAAACTTTGTAAATAAAGAATTTTCAGTTGACAAGTTAAAAGAAAATCTTGATTACATAAAAGATTGGAAAAAATCAAGAGACAGTGTGTGGTCAGCATACATTGCTACTGAAATGGTTCCTGAAGAACAGAAACTTATTGATAAAGTAAACGAGGATACAAAAGAAGTTGATGCTATTATAGAAGACATCATAGAAGATGTTGAGAACAATAGGAACTTAGAAGAAGTAGACTCTATAATTAAATCAGGTGTTATAGAAAAGAAGATAACACCAATCATGGATAACATTAACCTACTAATTGATTTACAATCTACAGAAGGAGAAAAGTTAGCAGATGATATGAAGGTTACAATGTATACATTTTCAAACTTCATGATAGGAGTGTTATCGTTATCTTTTATCTTATTAGGTACATTGATATATGATTTTATAAAAACAAAAAGAGAAGCAGCTAAACCTGTAAGAAAACCAAGAAAACCAGCAACAAAGAAACCAGTTAAACGTACAACCACTAAAAAGAAATAGGTAAATGGGATTTTTTAAAGAATTAGTAAGTGATGACAATTCAATAGATGAGAAAGCATTTGTTGGTGTCATTTCATTTTTTGCAATGGTATTTACATTGTTAGTAGATGTAATTACAGGCATCTTTGACAAGGAGTTAATCATCAAACAATTTATCTTTGATGGATTTATGACTCTTACAATGATCTGTTTTGGTATTGCTACAGCAGGTAAAGTATTTAGTATGAACAAACAAAAGAAAGAACAAGATGCAACTGAGTAAACACTTATCATTAGCTGAGGTTACAAGAAGTGATTCAGCAAAACGAAATGGAATAAGCAATGAGCCTACTCCAGCACACTTAGAAAACTTTAAGTTATTAGCTGAAAAAGTATTTGAACCTATTAGAGAACACTTCAAGGTTCCTATTCATATATCTAGTGGATATAGAAGTGCTGCCTTAAACAAGAAGATAGGTGGATCACTTACATCACAACATTGTTCTGGTGAAGCGATTGATATCGACATGGATGGTAGTGCAAGTGGTGTTACCAATAAGCAAGTTTTTGATTTCATTAAGCAACATCTAAACTTTGATCAAATGATTTGGGAATTTGGTACAGATTCTAACCCTGATTGGGTACACGTATCATATGAATCAACTGGTAAACAACGTAAGCAAGTTTTGAAAGCAATTAAGCAAGGTGGAAAAACAAGTTATGTACCATATAAGTAAGTTCATAAAAGAACAATGGTTAGGAACCATCCTAATTATATTATTCATTCTGTTCTTGGTTTATGGAATAGGAAAGAATAGTGAGTTACAAAAAGAAAAGCAACGTCTTGAAAAAGAGATTGAAGTGCTTGAGCAAAAGGAAGAACTACACTGGAATAAACTAGATAGTTTAAAAGTTAGTGAGAGCACCATAATTAAGAAAGAAAAAATATTAATACAGATACAACATGACACAATTAAGATTATTGATACTATGTCTGTTAGTGAGCTTCAAAAGTATTTCACAAACAGATACAATAAAAAAGATAGTATTAGATGAGAGAGTTGGTAGAGAAGTTGTTAAAGACCTTGTAAGAGGAGATATCTGTAGACAGCTCTTATCACTTGCTCAAGAGAAGAATGATGTTCTTAAAAAACAAAACACTGAGCTATATTCAATCATTGCAATTAAAGATAGCATCATCTCTAAAAAAGATGAAATAATCACTATACAAGACAAAGCTATTGGCTGGTGGAAGAAACCTGAACTTCATGGATACTTAGGAGTTCAAAGTGTAAACGCCACTATAGTTAATCCATATTTATATGGAACATTATTACTTGAATTTCCTAAATTTAGTTTAGGAGCACAATACTTTGTACAACCAAACAATCCATCAGGGTATGGATTCATTGCAGAATATAACTTATTTTAAAACCAATGGCAAAACAAACCAACACAGCAGAAAAGATTTTAAAACCTACGATCAGTCGTCCTGGTGTACACGCAAAAGCAAAGACATCAAAGTTGAAATCTAGCAAACTATACAAGAAATTAAATAAAGGACAGGGATAATGAATGATTGGCAATTAGAAATATCGTTTCATTGGCCACACGACAGACTAGCAATAGGCTGGGAAGTCCTACACCCTGATGAGAAATTTGATTATACATCATATGTTCTCTTTCTTGGTTTCATAACAATAACATTAGATATAAATTAATATCTTTGATAACTAATAAATTATAAAGAAATGGGAATACCATCAAGACAAATAGGTTGGGACCAACAGTCAAACTTATTATGGCAACTTCAAGCACAGCTTAATAAATTAGGCAAAACAATGAGTCAATGTTGTGGATCTTCTACAGCAAATTGTATTAGTTTCACTGATATAACTTGGGAAGCATTCATTGCTGCTGTTGATGCAGGAACTATTGCTGATTGTTACTATAACATTATTGACAGACCAAACTCAGGTGATGATCCTTTATACGTTCTTGTTGAAAAAGGACTTCCTAATTTTGATAATGAGGTGAGAAGAGAAGAGCAAGCAACAAGTGCTTTGTGTATTACAGGTGATCGAGGAGTGGGATGTTTCAATGTATATGCTGAATCAGAAACTATTTCTTTTGATTATATTGAAGGTGCTACAGTCTATCCTATTTCCTTAAGAGACTGTTCTATTTTTGCTGAAGGAGATGTGGTAACATTTACAAGTAATGAAGCTCCTTTTCCTACATATGTAGGAGTTATACATTATGGTTTTAATGATGGTGATGTAAACTGTACAGTATTTTTTCAAATAACAGGAGGAACAGGTGTTATACCACCAAGTCCTGTTAATCCTGAAGGAACATTTAGCAATGGTGTAGACGATACAGATGGAAACATTATTTCAAATGGAAAATGTATTCCTTTACCCACACTATCTGTAGGAGATATAATTACTGGATTTTTATCTCCAGAAGGAGGTTTTGCAACTGCAACAATAACTTCTATAACAGGAACAACAGTTACAATAGCTCCTACATTAGGAGATTGGACTGGTATTTCTGTATTTTATGTAGGAGCTAATAAAGAGTGTTTCTTTGTAACAACAGCTCCTATTACAACAACTAGTATACTTCTTACACCAGATCCTATATGTTTTGATTTTGATA